GTACCGCCGATGATGGCGGTAGCGGGTTGGCCACTAAGCAGACCAATTTTCTTGGCGAGCAGCTGCGCCGTTAACGACAAGATGAAACGCAACGCGTCCGCATTGCCCGGGCCTGAGCCGATGATCTTCACAGGGAAGTCCATGTTTACGATGTTGTAGTTAAACGCGTCAAAGCTGGGAGCGTCAATGAACGCACAACCCGGCAAGATGTTCCGTGGATCTGTCACAACAGGCAACCCAGTAATGGTTGTCAATGTGGCGGCAAGGTCATCTATCGCCTCGTTAAACAGGTCTGTGTATGCCATTAGGCGACCTGTGGACGGTTGACACCTAAGAGCTGCATAATCATTGGCGTGACGCCTGTGGCTGGTGGTGAGCCCATGCCGTCAAATGATGCGATGGTGTTGTAAGACCCGCGCTGACGGAAGTATGCAGCGCCGATCATGATGGTTCCTAGCGTGACGTCTCCACCGGGTGAAGTTGACAAGCTGTCTTGCAAGTAGCCCGCCTCGCTACGACGGCGATAAGAGAACGCATTAGCAGCTGCAGCGCACTGGGTGAGGAAGGCTGCGTCGTCTGCGCTCGTTAACGGAATACCGAGATAGTCCTCAATTTGCGTAGCGGTAATCCACGTGCAGGTTGGTGACCATGTGACGGTGCCGTGTATGTCTTGCTCAAAGTCAAGGTCTGCACCTTCACTCGCAAACAAGAATTGGTTGGCTCGAGTCTCCAAACCAAAGCGCCACTGGCCTGTTTCACCATCGGTTCCGATGTATGCCTGTTGTGGGCAAAGTAAAACAACGTGTGTGCCGTTCAGTCCGTGACCGCACCCCGCAATAGTGATGGATTGTCCAACCTCAATGGGGGTGCTGGTCAGCGTCTGAACCACAGCAAAGTTGTCTAGCCGTTGATGGCTAAGGATGGTAAATACCGTCATGGTGACGGTCTCCTATCAGGGGCTAACGGTGATGGACTTGACCTGATCAGAGTCAGCGATGAACGATGCCACGTAGGCGTAGTAGCTGAACACGCGTCCCAGAGTCGATGGTGCTTCAACGCTCATCAAGCCCTTGACCTGCTCGTAGAACTCAATAGCTGTGCCTCGAGCAACGACCATTGTGTTGGCAGCAAAGTTGCGGTCAGCGACAAGGTTCAGACCAAATGGGTTGAACGTGTTGAGCTGTGTGATGTTTGCAGTGCCTGCAGCGTTTACACCCATCAAGCCAGCTGCGCCAGCGTATGGGAAGGTCAAACGCTTGTCTGCGTCCATCTGCTGGCCCATCAATTTCCATGTGTTTGGATCCACGAAAATGTGGTCAGGCAAGAAGTTGGTGGCGTTGAGGATGTCGTATGCAGCGTCGTAGAGAGCAGCAAACAATGAGCTTGGATCGGTGGTGTTAAATGTCCACGTGGAACCTGATGCTGATGCGCCAGCAGTGATTGCGTCTGCAGCCACGTTGTCTGATGCAAGCAAGTACTGCGAGACAAGATCGCGCAGGATAATTTCCATCGCTGCTGGTGACGTGAAGTCAATGTCTTGTACTGACAGTGTTACTTGACCAGCAAGTGTGGTCTTGGTTACGACATTGGATGCGATGACTGGTGATGTTGCAGACACTGCTCCAAGCTCTGACCCTTGTGCGGCCACTGATGGGTGGGTCGTCCAAGTTGGGCGAATAAAGGTTTTCTGATTTCCACCGTCTGGCATCGCGCGAGCGCCAACGGCTGCGACGACTGGGCGGATGTAGTTCAGATCCGCAAACACAGGCCCGAGCACCGGCGGGGTAATGAGGCCCGGAGTATTTTCGGTGTTTACATCGCCGCCCGTGCCAGCTGCTGCTTGCAGTGCGGTTTGGTTTGCGATTGCAAACTCACGCGCAGCGTTTGCGACGTTGCGGAAAGTTTCGCCACCGATGTGCATTGCTGCCAAGTATTCGCCGGGTGTTGGCATGTCAAACTTGCGCTTTGCTTGGGCTGGGATTGGTGCGGTTGGGATAGCTGCTGCTTCAACAACTGCGTCTGGTTGGATTGCTTCCACGTCTGTCTCCTCGACTTCTTCTTCTGTGGCTTCTAGGTTTGTGTCGGGTTCCTGCGGTGATGGTAACACAGGATCTGTTGCAGAGGCGTAAACCTCGCGAATTTCTGCCCCCGCAAATGCCGGGACGGGGACGAGGCTGAGCTCTAACCATTCGGCTGCTTCAACGACCATTGTGCCGTCGTCGTCATACGAGAACTTGGTGGGGTTTACACCAACGCTTACAGCGTCTAGTACGCCGTCAAGTGCAAGTGTTAACGCTTCATCGCCAGCTGCAGTTGCTGAGATCTTGGCTGTAAACAACATGCCTGCGTCTGTGTCTTCACGTCCAATCACGAGGCCTACTGGCTGGGTGCTGTCGTGATACATAAACAACTTGGGTGCTTTACCTTCGACTGGCAATGAGCCCGGCATAAAGCGCACAGCGGTGCCATCGGAAACAACCGCGGTTTCCCCATAGGGAAGTGCGATGCCCGACAGGGTACGGCTTGGTGTGTCGCCCTTTGCTGCGTCAACGGTGACGGCTTGTGCAGTTAACTTGATCATGCAAGATCCTCCTGTGTGTTTTCTTCGACCATTGTGCGGTTTGTGTCCGCGTCGTCTATTTCTCCGAGGTATTCGTCCGTGTCAAATTCGACAAAGGTTCCCACTGGCAGAATGTTGTTAGCGCTCAACGTGGACGTGATGCACTCGGCGTAGGTCTTGGTTCCGTAGAGCCATAGATCCCAACGGGACTCGCGACTGTTTGTATACGCGTAGGAGCCTGTAGGTACGCCTAGCAAGTACGGCGGGATGTTGCAAATTTGGGCCATCTGCAAAGCGCTAAATTGTGCTGACTCGATTAGCAGCATCTTGTCCGGTGTTGCGGTGGTGGCTTCGTAGGTCAAGAATTCGTTGAGCGCTGCGGTCTGGTTTGTTTGACGTGCAGCGTTAAAGGCAGCTGCAAGATCTGCAAGCTCTTGTGCAGACAAGGGCTCGCCACCAGTTTGCCGGAGGATGCCGCTTGGTATCGACGTGAGCGCATTGCGGTAGCGCGAGTCTTCCACCTTGAGCGCTGTGGCGATGGCTTGCTCGGAGCTGTAAATCCAGCCTTGATGAGGGCTGATGAATTGCACCAGTAACGCAGGGTCAATTTCGCCGCCTTGAAAAAAGACCTGCTGCGATGGGCCGTACCACACTGGGCCAGCTTGGTCTTGTGTGGTGATGGAACCAGCAGGTAAACGTGTAAACGATGCGGGGAAACCGTCAGCCGTTTTGGAAGTTATGTACCAGAACGCACGGCCAAAGAAGGCTAGGTCGTCCAGCGTCCACGCCATGAGAGTCTCGTACGGGATGGTGGGGTCTGGGCGACGCAACCAAGACCGTGGCGCTATCTGCTCATAGATCATTTCTCGAGCGTTGTTATCCCAGTATTCCTTGTACAGCTTTAACGGCATAGCGCTGATAACGCTGGCGTGAAGGTCACGTGCACGACTAATAGCAGGCACTTGCATAGCACGGTTACGGGCTTCACCCTCGACATACGAGTAGTACTGGCCGATCATGTTGGGGCCCGTGTTGTTCTTGGAGTAGCCAGTCCCAGCAGCTGCAGCCTTTTGCACGGGCGCTGGGCTGATCTGTGCTTTAGTTTCTTTGCGCGTAAACAATGGCATGATGCTCCTAGATGGGGGCGGCCTAACATCCCGACAATGCAGGTCGCCTTGTGGTAACTATACGCTAACCCGAGACGACCAGTACAGGTTTTGACGTGCTGACAGGCTTTGAGACTTTGGCGATAGCCCACACTGCACAGCGGGCAATTTCGATAGGCCCGGGAGACTTCTGCGATGACAGCACTAATCCTTGAGCGGTTTTGACCGCTACGCACCTGTTCATGTGTTCGCTGAGCATGCCGTTAGCGCCAGCAGGCCAGCACACTTGTTCTTCCATAATCATTGCTTTGACTAGAGCTGTGTAGCGCAACAGTTCGCCATACCCGACGACTGTGAACCTGCGGTTTAAGTTCATTGGTAAGTGCTGCTCAAGTGTTGGTGTGACGGCAAGAACTGTTTGTTTGTCCGCCATGACGCGTTGGATCTCAGCCCACATTTGCTCCTCGGTGTTTACAGTGAACTCGAGGTTGACCATGCAGCGACCGTCCACCATGACCGCACGTACTCCCACATACCGAGCGTCGTCGACGGACGAGTCCACAGCTAACACGCCGCCACTAGGCATGGCTGCGTTTACGCTGAGCGCGTCCCAAACGCCCGGGTCAAGCATTGAACCCTTAGCGGTTATCCACTGGTTCAAGTGTGCGCGTAGGAAGCTTTCTTTTTTGGAAGCTGCACGTAAAGCCTCAAGTGTCACGGTGGTGCCAAGCGACGGGTTGGCGTAGCCCCACCATTTCTCATCTTTAGGGTTGGCTCCTAGAGGCATTGACCACTCAGCAAAATACAAGTCGTTTACTTCTCCACGGTCTATCTCAGCTAGGGCCTGTTCTCTCATTTGGATCATGGCAGCGCTCGACAAGTCGCCCGCGGTTGACCAGCAAGACAGCAACGGATTAGGTCTGGCGATCTGTGACGGCCTTAAAGCTTCATCCATAACTGGCGCTGGGATGTTCCACAATTCGTCAACCACAATGAGGTCGTAACTACCGCCGTGTAAACGTGTTGACGCAGCTCTAATGACCCACTCTGACTTTCCAACTTTGACGGACTTACGCCCAATGGCTTGCAGTTGTTTACCGCCAAAGTGCTCGACGAGTACCGGAGCGAGCTGGTTAAAGATGGCTTCAGCACGATCCAACTGGTTAGCAGTTGACATAACCGACTGAGGCCGCCCAAGCATCTCGGCATAGTCAGTAATCCACCAGCCAATAAGCGCAGTCAAAGCGACGCTCTTGCCTTGCTGTCTGGCGCACGTTGTTAACGACTCGCGGAACTGTAAACGCCCAGCATCATCGTGACTCAGTTGCCCGGACAATGCCCGCACCTGCCAAGGCATAAGCGTTACCTGCAAATGACGCTCAGCCCAAGCCGCCACCAAAGGGCCATACGACTTCCCCCCCAACCACTTCGTCTCAAGTCGTGGCAACTCCTGACCAACCCCAATAGATCCGACCAGTTCCCCACCAGTTCCCGCCAGTTCAGGCTGGTTTGGCGAAAAAGATGATTGCTTTGGGGCCGGGGGCAGTGGCTCGGTGGAGAAAAAATCGGTTGTGTTGTTTACGGCTTGTTCTCGGCGGGCTTTTGTTTGCGCGTTTTTTTGTGTTTTGTATCGCTGGCCGCGTCTCGAGT